AAAATAAAGTTACTGGAACTCTTAAAAAAGGAACTGGTAGTTGAACACTGGACGTTAATAATTCAAATATAGAAGGCAATATTGTAAATAGTTTAGCTGATGTTTCACAGTATCCATATAATGCGAATACACAGGTTAATTTGGATATTTCTTTGAGTTTAACAGCAAATAGTTCAGCATCAGATTTATACGTTAGTACAGCTATTTATCCTACTCCTCAGTATTCAACTAGATGAGGATCAATCTGTTATCAATTAGTTGCATATAATGAATCAAATGAGATAATTGGATATTCTCCAGTTTATAATTTTACCAATTATATGAGGAAAGGATTATATAACCCAAGAAATTCCTCTCAATATAGAGAAATTATTCCTGGAAGTTCAATTACTAACATAGCAGGAAGATTTCATAAAACTGGTAGTTCATATTATTTTATTGAAGATGAAACAAATAGCAACACTTTTAGAATTGAATTAACTACTACCAAGCAAGCATCAAAAGTAAAATTAGTTCTTTACCAACAGTGAGTTAGAAGCAAGGATTATGAAGCTGGAGAAGTTTATACTAAATCATATTTTTATGAAAATGATACATTTACAAAAATTAATGGAACTTCAGTTACTCAGAGTTTTGATTCTTCAGACGCAGTTTCAGTTAATTGGTATTCAAATATAGTTTCAGGAAGTTTAATAGATAAAAATTTACTTTTAAGAAATGATAAAAGTTGTTGTGATTATTTGTTGAGTTTTACTAAACTATTTGGTTTATACTTTGTTACAGATTCAATAGCTAAGAAAATCAAGATTCTTTCTAGAAGATCATTCTTTACTGGGGAAGTTGTTGATATAGAGGATAAAATAGATTATTCTAAGGATATGACAATCACTCCAATACTATTTGATAAAAAGTATTATAGAATGAAATTTGAATTTCCAGAAACTAAATCTTTTAAAAAATATAAATCGTTGTATGATCAAACGTATGGTCAGAAAAGATTGGATACTGGGTATAATTTTAACTCAGAAATAAATGATTTATATGAAAACAACATTTACCAAGGAAGTATTCCAGTACTAGGAACTAGTAAATACTATAGAAATTTCTATAATAAATCTAATGATTTTATTCCTAGTTATTTAATAGATAATATGGAAGTTTCCTACTACAAGGATTCTGAAAGTGCTGAAAATACTTTGTATGGAGTTAATTTCTATGATCATTATACAGAGTTTAATAATATTCCTGGTAATGATATATTTGCTAAACAGGAATTTTGTACGGAAGATAATCAATTACAGGATATTACAAACAGTTTAGTATTTTATAATGGAAGGGAAATTTTAGCTGATTCCAAGAATGCTCCAGTAAGATACTGAGTAACAGATGATTTAATTGAAATGGGAACTTTAAATGATAATCAAAATTGCTGATTATATCCTGGAAATGGACTTGATGCTTCTGGTAAGGAAATAGCAGTTAGATTATATGAATTGCCACAATATATAAGTTTACAGACAGATGGCTCTGATAACGTTGTAAGTTCTTTTGATTTAGGATTACCTAAAGAAACGTTTTTAACAGCGAAATATTCTGAAGATAAGACTTTATATAACCAGTACTGAAAAAGCTTTTATAATGACCAATTAAACGTCAATACAAGGAAAATAAACTGCTTTATGAAGTTGGATTTTGCAAATCAAGAAATGCTGAGAAAATTTTACTGGTTTCAAAATTCATACTGGATTTTAAATAAAATTGAGTATTCTCCAACTAGTAATCAAACTACTTCAGTTGAGTTCATAAAAGTTTTTGATAAGGATAATTATCAGTAAGTTGTTGATAATCAACTAAGGAAAAAAACCCTACACTAATACTACGTTAATATAATATAACATATATATAGCATCAGAGATGCCTAAATTTCTTTATTTTATAATAGGTTTAATAATTGGAATTGTAGTTTGCTTTATATGGCCTTGTAAGGAAGAAATAAAACCCGATCCTCAAATAGTGGAATTGAAGTCTGAAATAGATTCCTTACAAGGCTATAATAGGCATTTAATTGACTCTACAGAGCATTTAATGATTGAACTGGATAGTTGTAAGGCGGACCTAAAAAAACTGCGTAAGAAGCCAATTAAATCAAGAATAGATACAGTTTTGATTATACAGAAACAAGATTCAATAATCAATAAACAAGATACTATAATTAGAAGATTTGAAAAGATTCATATAATCAATTCTCAAGTCATACAAGGCCAAGCAGAGGTAATAGATAGACAAGATGATATAATATATAAACAGCAAAAAATAATCAATCAGAAGTCAAATAAACAGCAATTTTGGAAATGATCAGCAATCATAGAAGCTGGAGTAATTACAATCCTCGTACTGTTATAACCAGGAATAACCAAATTCCTGGTTTTTATATTTATATAAAGAATCAATAAAATGTTTATAATATGTACTACTTAGCAATGCAAAATACGATTACAAAGAAGATTTCAGTTTATAAATTGGAAGATTTAGGTAGTAATACGGTTTATCACAAGTTTAAAATACAAACTGATGAACCAAACGGAGAATATATTTATATGCTGTTAGAAGGTGATACTCCGATAGTTACTGAGCAATCTTTCATAACTGAATATGTAAAAGATAGTTGTGTACTTTCAACTGGAAATTTAAAAATTATTTATAATGGAAATTAAACTTTCAGCAATTGATCAAGTCTGGGTATCTAATATTCCAGAGTACAAAGAAGATAAAATAAGAAATAAAGCTTATTTTAGTTATGGAGATGATAATAAATGGCCTAACTACTTATATAGCTTATATACAGATGTAGTAACGTTGAATACTTGTGTAAACGCACAAACAGATTACGTACTTGGTAATGGAATTCAGAATGATTTTGAAGTTAATAAAACTGGAGAAATGCTTTCTGATTTACTAAGAAAATGTGCTTTTGATTTATCCTTATATGGGGGCTTCTCAGTTCAAGTAATTAGAGATCTTATAGGTAGAGTATCAGAAGTATATTGGCTTGATTTTAAGAACGTTAGAACTAATGAAAAACATACTGAGTTTTGATATTCAGATAGTTGGGATAAATGGAATTCAAAAGCAATTAAATATCCAGCTTATGATCCAGAGATAAATGATCCTTCAAGTGTTCTTTGAGTGAAATCATTCGGTAGTTCTGTTTATCCAATATGTCCTTTTAATGGTGCTGTAATATCTTGTGAGATAGAGAAATCCATTAACAAATATCACTTAAATGAAATTAAGAATAACTTCTGTGGAAACGCAATAATTAATTTTAATAATGGTCAGCCTAATAGTGAGCAGAAAGATGAAATAGAAGGATTGCTTAATCAGAAGTTTTCAGGAGACGATAATGCGGGAAGAATCCTAATATCATACAATGACAGTAAAGACAATGCTGTGACCGTAGAAAAGCTTTCTGAAGATAATCTGGATGAAAGATATACCAGTCTTGCTACTAGGTCTAAAAATCAAATATACGGAGCTTTTAGAATTTCTCCTCAATTAATTGGAGATACCTCTGCTGCTACTGGGTTTAATACGCAGGAATATTTAGAGTCTTTTAAAGTTTATAATAGAACTGTAATTAGACCAATACAGAAAATTCTCTTGAAGGCTTTCAGCAAGTTATATGATGAAATAATTATAAATCCTTTTAGTTTAGAATAATGACTTACTATCAATTAATTACAGAATTACAAAATACTGCCAAGCAAGATCCAAATATTAGATTTACTGGTGCTGGGAATATATATGAACTTAATAATAAACCAGATATAAATTATAGAGTTTTTTATATAACTCCTAATCTTTCAACTAGTTATGAAGATGTAGATCAATATAGTCTAAATCTTTTTTATATAGACAGATGAGATGATAGTACTAATAATCAAACAGAAATACAATCTGCTGGTAAAACAATACTTACAGATATAATTAATAGATTTAAAACTAATCACCCTGAAGTTGAAATTCAATACCCATATACGTTTCAGTTCTTTTATGAAAGATTTTCTGACGTTTGTGCTGGCTGTTGGGTTACTTTAAATATTCAAGTTGATTCTGATGTTTGTTCAATTGGAGAGAATTACTAACTTGTGAAATATGATTAATTTAATTACAGAAACAGAAATAAAAACTTATTCAACTATTGATATGAATGTAGCTGGTAAATATTTAACAGAGGCAATTAGGTCTGCTCAGAATATTGATCTTTGTCAAATAATCGGTTCTAAACTGCTTTCTAAACTTGAGACGATAGTTGAATCAGGTGATATAGAATTAGACGATTGTAAGGCCTATAAATGCCTTTTAGATGGATATATAAAAGACTTCTTATTATATTCAGTTCAGGAGAATCTTGTAATCCCTATAAGTTATAAATTCACTAATGCTGGTATTATGATAACTGAAGATGAAAAAATGTACCAGCCAGATAAGAGTAAGATTGATTTGATTAAAGATTATTATACGGATAAGAAGAATTATTATAAGAAAAGACTCCAAGACTACTTAGTTGGTAATTGTCAACTATTTCCAGAGTTGTCTATGAATGAAAGTGGAGATCAAGTTCCTAATCTTTATAGTTCTTCTGATAGCCCAATATGGCTTGGAGGTTATTATAGTAAATAAATATGTGAGATATAATTATAACAGCTGTAGTAAGTTGTATAACTTCTGGAGGTTTAATACAATTCATTAATTGAAAGGCAGCTAAAAAGAAAGCTAATTTAGATAATGATTCTATTGCTGTGGAGAATCTTAATAAGGTTATTGAAACTTTAGAAAGATCTAATTCTCATTTTGAAACTGTCAATAAACAGAGAGAAGATACTATATGTAAATTGAGAGCTGAATTAACTGAGTGTGAAGGAGATCTAACTTCCTGTCAATCACTACTTTGTAAAAAAATGTTATGTAAAAAAAGATTGCCGATTGCTGGCTTAGGAAAATCTTTCTTCAATGATTTAAAGGATGGGAAAGTTGAATTAGATTATACAGAATATGAATAAATATTATTATACTTATAAGATAACTCTTTTGTTAGGTGATTGCTCAGGAAAGTATTATTACGGTCAACACACTACAAATAATCTAAAAGATTCTTATGCTGGATCAGGAAAAATTCTTTTAAATTACTATAAACGCTATAGGGCAATTGAAGGAGTAACTTATACTAAAGAAATATTAAAGTTTTATAATGATCCTGAAGAATTAAATCAGGCAGAAGCCATTCTTATAGGTGATTTATGAAAGACAGATAAAAATTGCTTAAATCTCTGTCCGGGAGGAAACGCATTTTCGGGAAAAGACAATCCGTTTTATGGAAAACATCACACAGAAAAAACTAAAGAGATCCTTCGCAAAAAGAATAGAGGAAGAACGCCATCAAATCTAGAGGCCCTTAAAAAGATCAGCTACGAGAAAAGTGCTCCCGTCGATCAATATGATAAATACGGAAATTTTATAAAATCTTGAGATCATTTAGCAGATGCGGCGAAAACATTAAAGATTGCTAATAGTACTATTCTAGAAGTTTGTAAAGGTCATAGAATAACCGCTGGAAAATTTATATGAAGATTTAAAGGTGAACCGTTTCGTAAATATAAAACAAAACCATCTAAACCTTCTCCTGAAAAACAAAAAGAGATAATGCAAAAGATTATTTCAAAACTAAGTAAACCGGTTTTTCAATACGACTTAAAAGGAAACTTTGTAGCAGAATATACGTCAACTCAAGATGTTAAAAGATTAACTGGAATACGGTGTTCAGACGCCTGTACAGGAAGAAGAAAAACAGCGGGCGGGTTTAAATGATCTTATGAACCAATAAATATTAATTAAAATGGCACAAGATATTGTTAGATTTATCAAGATCCAAACTGGTGATTCCGAAAGATCTATAAATCAATTAAATAAAGAGATTAGCCAACTTTCTGATGAATT